GGTCATTGGATACGACTCGCGTCATATCGGAGAAACGATTTACCGAATCCTTTTCAAGAACGATATGTTCAAGATTATCAAGGACGAAGTTACTGGTCGGTATCGAACGTATCGGGATTGGGTGCCTGAAGACAAGGCACGCGAGGGCGAGAATCGGCCAGCAGCGCCATTGATTCCAAAGCGATACATCAAGCCAGGATCGTGGGATTGGGAGAACAAAAAGAACAACGAGTTCAAGCGCGTAACGATCATTGATCCGGTTACAAAGAAGGAACTCGCACACATCTACGCGTACAGTTCAAAGGCAGATGCAAAGGCTGGCGATCCGGTCGACATGATCTGGATTGATGAGCACATTGATAACGCAAAGCACTACGCAGAGTGGAGATCCAGGCTTGCAGATAAACGAGGCGATTTGATCTGGTCAAGCTGGCCATCGACTCAGAATGATGCGCTCATGAAACTCTCCAGGGAGGCAGCCAAGGAAGCCAGTAAGGCTAAGCCTCTTGTAAGAGAGATCGTCATAGCGGCGAGTGCAAACAAGGCTCTTTCTGACGAGGCTCGGCAAGAAGCGTACGACATGATCACGAGCGAGGAAGAACGGCGCTCTAGAGATCGCGGTGAGTACGTTACCGATCTTCTCAGGATGTATCCCTTGTTCGATCAGTTCATTCACCAAGCGGTTCAAGAGGGTGATCCGGACGAAGTCAGCAAGATCTTGAGGCAGCGCAACGGTGTGCCTCCTGCGGACTGGACTATTGAACTGGTTCTAGATCCAGGTAGCGCACATCCAGGTATTCTATTCGGAGCGATTCCACCTTCTTACATAACGGGACCAGGAAGGGCGTTTGTGATTTACGATGAGTTGTCACCAGAAAGACACGATGCAACGCAGCTCGCCGAGAAGCTGGTTAAGAAACTTGGAGGACGAAAGCCCCATAGGTTTATAATCGACTGGAATGCTGGTCGGCAAAAATCGATGGGCCACGAGATTACAGTTGAGCAGAACTACCTAAAGGCGTTCAAGGCGGCGCACGTTAAGCTCGATGGTAGCGATCTGATATTCACTAAAGGCTCGAACAATGTTGGCGGTAGAATTGGTGTTGTCCAGGAGTGGACGCATCTTGATCCCGAGAGAGGGCTACCAACACTGAGGATTGTTCGTGAGAAATGCCCTATGCTATGCCAGCAGTTGTTCGATTACAAAAAGGCGTGCTCTCAGAAGGACGTGATTGAAGAGCGCCCGGCAGATGGCCAGCAGATTGACTTGGCGGTTGCATTGGAATACTGGGCAGCTAGTTCGCCAGCGTATGTTGTGCCGAAGTTCAATAGGCTTAATAATGATCCGAGTGGCGGATGGTTGTGGTTCCAGGAAACTGTACTGAAGAAACAGAAGTCAACCAAGCGAGAGAGCATCCAGCTTGGACCTCAGTACAACTAATTTAGTGGAGGAATTTAGTCGTGAGTAAGCAGAAAATTACGGTTGGTGAAGATGAGCCTCAGTTCCTTGGTGACGTCGGGATTGGCGAAACAGTGTGGTGGTTCCATCGCGGAAACTTGCACTCAGATCCAGTACCTGCAATAGTCCTGAAAAACTGGGGAGCTGGCCAGTTGAGCCTCATGGTCTTTCAGGGGTCGTCCCCGTTCAGGCATGGCGAGACGATTTACCACAAGACGCACCCGATGATCGCAAATGTGAGCGGTAGGGTTAGCGAAGTGGCAGCCGGAGCGGGCTGTTGGGATTTTCGGGATGACGAGCAGCGGCTTAAGTGGGGCCATCTGCTTGAGCCCAAGCAAGAGCAGATCAAGAAGCGATCTCCTGAGAAAGCATCTGTCTAAACCCCATGCAAACTGCACTTCAACAAGACAAAGAGAGCCAGTTCAAGAACGATCCGCGTTTCGTAATGCGCGACGTTGTTGAAGGGTGGAGAAAACGCATAGGCGCTTCGTTGTCAAACAAGGACCGTTCTGGGTTCATGACGACGGCGAAGATGTGCGAAGGTTTCTTCTCTGGCTCTATGGGTTTGATGTGGAGTGACTCATTCCGAAACGACTTTCTTGGTGGCATGCCGTGCCCTAAGTTCAAGATCACGATAGCTAAAGCATTTGAGCTTGTAGCCATCATGGGTCCGTCTGTTGTGTGGGATGCTGGTGGTCGTGTCATTAAGACTCGCAAGCGAAGAACTGTTCCTCGATCGATGTTTGGGGAGGACGAGGATCAGCAAGCTGAACAAAGACATCAGCTCCATGTTGCGAATATGAAACGCAACATGGAAGAAGAGAATTTCACTTGCGGTCTGCTTGAAGACTATCTGAACTACGGACCAACTGAGCAACCAAGTGGTTTGCTAAGCGAGGCCAACAAGGCGATCACCGAGGCGATTGTCAAGGGCCGTGGCTGCATCATGGTTGAGCCATACACGTTTCCAGGTTCGGATAGAAGGCTGACGCGGGGAGAATTCTTTAGCGTTGATGATCTGTTCCTTGATCCTGATTGCAGACGCGCTGACTTGCACGACTGTACGTGGATGGCGCGAAGGCACATGACTCCATACTGGGAACTGGAGCGCATGTTCGATCTGAAAAAGGATTCAATGAAGTTCAAAGCCACAAACGAATCGACGGATTCGATGGCGGTGAATCGATCTGGATCTAGTGGCCAGAATCAGAGTCGCGGAGAAATTAGAGAGTCGAATGATTTGGTAGAGTGGTACGAAATCTTCAGCAAGCAGGGCGTTGGTACTCGCGGATTGCAAAGCCGAGAGAATCTTGATGGCGTGTTTCAGGAACTCATTGGCGACTACGCATACCTGTGTGTTGCCAAGGGCGTTGATCACTTCCTGAACCTTCCTCCAGAAAAGTTCGAAAAGAAGCCCGACGTGGCGAAAGAGGCGTTGGCATGGCCTGTTCCGTACCACAAGGATGCACGTTGGCCAATAGCGTTCCTGGACTTCCACGAGCGCCCGAACTCGCCTTGGCCGTTGGCTCCTATGGCAATGGGTCTTGGGGAGCTAATCTTCCTAAACGTCATTGTTTCGTGTCTGTGCGAACGCGTGTACGAATCCAGCCGAACGATTGGGTTGGCGGCAAAGAGTCTTGGCGCAGACGTTATCGATAGACTTAAGAATGTCGACTTCAGTGGGTGGCATGAAGTTCCTCAAGAAGTTGTTTCTCAGGTTGACAACCTTATCAAGTACGTCCAAACTCCCGCTGTGAATGGCGACATCTTTCACATGATCGAAATGGTTAGTGCTATGTTCGATAAGCGAACTGGACTAACTGACTTGGTCTATGGTCTTAACCCTGGCGGGAAGGTGTCTCGATCTGCTGCGGATATCAACATCAAGCATGAAGCTGTTTCGGTGCGCCCGGATTGGATGTCTCGCTGTGCTGAGAATTGGCTGACTGAGATAGCCAACTTGGATCGGATTGCTGCCATCTGGTCGGTGAGCGGCGGTGACATCGTCGGTCTTCTCGGCGAAGAGCAAGCGGCAATATGGGATCAGTTGATTGTTGGTGGAGATTGGGAAGCGTTGATTCGTCAGTATCGCTCGACGATCGAAGCTAACTCCATTAAGAAGCCGAACAAGTATCGCGACAACGCCAATATACAAATGGTCATTGGTTACCTGTTGCCAATCTACAAACAGTACTGGGAGCAAACAGGCGATGCTGGCCCACTCAATCGGTTCCTTGGTCAGATGGCGGGTGCCATGGAGCAAGATCCAGAAGATTGGGAATTGCCAAACGTCCCGCCTCCTCAGCCGCCACCTCCAGATCCAGCACAGGAAGAGCAGAAGCAGTTGCAGATGGAGGCTATGCAGGAGGGAGTTAAAGGTAAGAAGCTAAGGAACGCAAAGCTTGAGGGAGAAGTCGGCGGGCCGATGGAAATGCCTCAAGATCCTCAAGGAATCGATCCGCAGTATCCAAAGGAGCCAGAAGCTCCAGTGTCCCAGGATGTGAGTCCCCAGGACATGCAAAGTATTATTCAACAAATGGCAGCGACAGGAACATTTTGATGCTCGAAGAAATAGTTAAGTGTCGTATCAAGATTAACGGCAAGCTCTACATCATGACCGTTGATTCGAAAGGTAGAGAAACTTACGACCCGCCACTTCCGCAATCGATCATCGAACGCGGAGAGCGGAACATGCAAGACATTCGCAAAGGCAAGATCGCAAAGCTGCGTACTGATGCGACGTTCATGGCTGGGCGCGGTTCGCTGCGAGATCAGTTCAAAGGCGACGAAGCTTGGCTGCGAAGGTACGCAAAGGAATACAAGAAGCGTACGGGTAGATCTATGCCAGAGAACGCTGCGTGGATTGGTCAGTTGGCCGATGATCCGTTTGATCCAAGAGCACTCGTTGAGAGCGCGGCAGATCAGAAGAAGCTTATTCAACGACGGGCGGACAAGGTCAATCGTGAGAATGATGCCCCCCCGATTCGCCTTGCCGAAGACCTAGTTGTTGGTGAGATGGAGCGATACCGCGCCGAGGGTGACACGTCTCCTGCCGACGAATTGCGGCACATGGTTATCGAGAGACACGGACAAAAGGTTTAACTCAATGACGAACCCGAGATCAACAACGGTCACATTTGACCAGCCGATTGTAACGCTATCTGACTTGATCGTTAAGATTGGCGCTCGCAACGGCATGGGCGATGGCGACACTCGCATGCAGCGAATGGTTACGGGTTCTATCCGCGATGCCCTACGTGACTTTCCAGGCAAGAGCGCTTGGAGATATTACGATCGCACCTTTAACTTCGATACGTCTGCACAGGTTTCTCTTCAGGTAACTTACGTTGACTCGACACGAACGGCGACTGTGACGTCGGGCGTTATGCCAACTGATATGGCCCTTGGTGAAGTGCTCATGAAAGGAAAGATCACAGCGGTTGAATCCGTTAGTGGTTCGACGTTTGTATTGAGAGATTACGTTGGGTCTAACGTGACGGGAACTGCACTTTGGTTTCGATCGGCATACACGCTACCAAAAATCGCGACGATGCGAAGAGTGATTCGCGACATGAATCGCCAGGAACTTGGAGCACTTCAGAACGAGGTTGTTGCAAAGTGGATGCTTGCTTACAACTCACCTGGAACACCAGTCGGCTACACGCTTCGAGCCGATTCGACAATTGGCGCTAACGATATTGTCCTCTGCCCTCCGCCCTCCACCGGAGAGAGATATGTCGTTAGCGCCGTTCTTGCACCCAAGTACCCATCCGTCGCCCAGGCTTTCGGCGATGCATCGGGTACTTCAGGAACCGCTACATTTACCGCACCACAGGCAAAGCCAAACTGGGTTGGTGCGGTAGTGCGAGCGTCTCCAAGCTCGTCACAGAAGACTGAGGATCTTACCTATGGTGAGTTCGAGTGGCAGTCGATTATTAAGTCTGTGAGTTCTACGACGGTAACTTTGTATGACAACCTTCCGTCTTCATTTACCGCCGAAACTGTTTTAGTCTCATCGCCGATAGATATCTCGCTCACCCCCGGAATCCAGACGTACTTCGAATCGATGTGTCACGAGTACTACTGCCGCAACCACAAGCACGACGGGTTAGCTGATGCGATCGCAGTATCGAACAAGCTCTTCATGGATGCGAGAGCCGCTGACTCGATGATCGATAAGTCAACTCCGCTTTGGTTTGGTGCTAGCTGGCCTTGGGTGATCACAGACCTTCGATATGGCAGGCTTACATAGTGAGTGAAGTTGATCACAAAGACGTTGCCGAAAAGATTATTGAAGCTCTCCAGTTGATGGACTTGAGAGGCTATAAGACCACGGACATAAAGCTTAAGGACTGGCCGCTTAATACCAAGCCTTCATTTGGTTTGATTGTGTCTCCACTACGAGAGATAGACGGCGATTCGTCGAACAGAACAAATGATGTAGGGTATCCAGTTCAGTTGACTAGGGTTCTTGGTAGCATTGATCCTAGTGGTGGGTTCGATCAGAGAGACAATTGGCGGCGCGATGTCTACAAGCGATTCAACCGAGTGCGACTCGGATTGGACCAAGAGTTGATGACGAGAGCCGACTTCGATCAGATAGAAATTCCAGATGCGTGGAAGAACTGGAACTTAGACGCCAGCGTTGTGGTTGTCACGACATGGATAAGAATAGCAATCGGTCCTTGAGGATAAAAATATGACGAACACATGCGCCGCAATGGGATTCGCCTCCAAACTGCTCATGCAGGGAGGAGCCGGGCCAAGAGTTTTTGATGCGAGCAGTGAAGCCTACTCATTTTTGGCTGAAACACTCAGCGCCGATCGCACCACCCAGGGTCGGCGGCGATTAACGGGTTCTCTTGAGATGTACGACGAAGCATTCCGAGAGCACTCGTATCTCCCAGGCGGCGCGATCGTTCTTCAGTGCAGCCCGAAGGATCTTGATAATCTACTGCCGAGGATTCTCGGTGCAGCTCCATCGGGAACAGTGTTCTCCCCTGGCCAGAGCTTTGGTGGTGGGACTGGCGAGTTTGACATTCTGATCGATCGAGAGAATGGAGTGTTTCGGTACACGGATTGTGTGGTTGCCAAGGTTACATTGCGAAGTGCCACGGAAGAAGGAAACGAAGGGCAGAACGAAGAGTTGGTTGAGTTGATACTTTACGTGTTCTGTAAGTCTGAGACTTACGCAACCGCATGGCCGGCAACACCACCGACGCTGACATTGGGTGGCGCTTATGCACCGTACGCGCACTGGGAAGGTGCTCTTACGACTAACTCTAACAACACATCGTACTCAGAATTTGACCTGAATATCGACAACATGATGAGGCCGATATTTAACAACTCTAAGACTCCTCAATGCTTCCGTCCAATGGGTCGGATGGTCACTCTGAATACCAACAATCCATTCACTACCACTACGCTGGCCGACGCGCAGGCTATGATAGCATCCGGAATCGCTGGAACGCTGACATTTACCAATGGCACACTATCCACCTTGATTAACTTTGCCAAGTTGCGAAACAACTACAAGTCGCCAAACGTCAAAGGCCGAGGAGAAACAAGGCTTCCATTCAGAATGATCGCAGCGGCTAGCTCGATCGCACCGTCAATCAAGTTCACGAATGACTCAACCGTATAGTCACCTTCAGAAACCCAATGTTACCAGATCAAAAGAGTACCAGACGGCAAGAGCTTGAGCAGCAGGCAATCGAAACCCAGAACGCCCTGAGGTTCCAAGCTCTTACCGGCATCAATACCCAAGACGCGACAATGAGCGACAACGATGTCAAGCTCTTGGGTGCGGTTACGCAGGTAGCATTCGGGAGTTTTGGTGTCCAGGGTGAAGCCGAGGCTAAGGCAATACCAGACGCGCCGACGAGCGATATCAGCGAACCATTCGCCATCACTGGCATTGCTTCGAGCGATATCAGCGAACCATTCGCCATCACTGGCATTGATTCGTTAGGCTTTGAGGGCGAAAACGACGTGTCATACGAGGACTTAAGCATTGCGTCCTCCGCTCCACAGATCACTGACAGGTACACTCCTGAATACGACGCAATACAAGCCGCCAACGTCGACTCTTATGTGATGGAGAATGGTGGATTCGGGGTAAGCGCTGCCGAGTCTTTAACCAGGCTACAGCCAGGGTTAGAGCAGTTGTCTGGTAATGAACACCATGACGCTCCAGAGGCTCCATCTGAAAGGATTCTCCCCGGTAATGTTGATGTCAATGCAGATGCAGGTGGAAAGAACGAAAGGATTCCCCCAGGTAATGTTGACGGCAATGCAAGTGGAAAGAAAGAATCACACCCACACGAAGGCGATAACTCGGGAGCGCAGCGCAAGCAAGATCGGCTCGAAGGTCTTCAGCGATTAGAGGAGATTAAGCAACAACACCTAAGACAAGCTCAGTTCCATCAGTCTGGATATAGCGGTGGGCAAGGAGCATTCAATCAGAATAGGCAGGCTCAGGGTGTTGGCGGTGGCGCAGAACCGCAAGCGACGGATCAGTTCTCGTCAGCAACTGAGGCGTTTGCCAGTGAAGTTCAGTCGACTTTACAGAAGTCAGCAGAGATCCTCCAGCGCCATGCGAAAGAAATAAATATGATACACCAAATACTTTTGGAAGCTGGTACTTAAGTGTATATTAAATACGGAAGCTTCTCATTGCTAGGTTATGAAGCCAGCCTGTCTGTTAGGGTTGAAGCAGTTCGATCATCGCTTGGTTTTAACACGACACGAATGGTTCGATTTGACATCGATGGTGAGTTGGTGAATACCGATCAGTATGCGGTGACAACGCGACTTTCTGCTATACAGTCGGCGTTCAACATCGACTACCAAGACATTGGCCTGTACCATGACAACAACAGTCCAACGGTGCATGTGCTCGCCAATGGAGGAGATAACCTAACAGGCAATAAGGTTCTCTATGCAGATTACCCGCAAACAAAGGATGGAGAGTATGTAACTGGTCGCAAGTTTAAGATTGGAATCGGTGCGGAAATTTACGCATCTGAGACGAACATACTTGAGTACAAGGATACCATCACCTACAAAGGGAATGGTGGTCCTGTATGGAAATGGATAGACAACCCTTGGTGGGGATACTACCCGGTCATGGTAGCTCCGAGATCGTTGCAGACAATAACCCACGAGGGGTACGTGGTCGGAATGCTGGGATACGAACTTCCTCCGACTCCGTTCTTTTCTCCTCCATTTGAAGACAACGTAAAACGAGTGGTTCAATTCATTGGTCCAGATAGATACCCGCGAGCAAATATCGGCTACAGAACCAATTGGGTGTATACATACACACTGTACAATTTCGATGACTTTATCAGGCCAACGCACCTTTAGGCTAAGTTCATGCCAGCCACACAAACATCACCAAGCTTAGTCGGCAATGTAAGCAAGGTCTTAAAGAGATCAGAGAAGATTTGGCTCCCGGTTTGGCAAGATCGGAACGCGTTTGCGATCATGAATTCGGCAAAACAATTGCCGGTTAAGCCATACTACGAATCGTTCAGTGTGACAGTTTACGACATTGAGATTTTCATACCTAACGGTCTTTCTGATGGTGATCTTTATCGGCAGGCTGACTCGCTGAACTCAGGCACATGGAGGGGAGTGTGGCCACGGTACGCAGCTTGGATAAGTGAGATCATCTGTCGTGGAATAAAGACATTCGGCTCTGGCCCTGGCGAAGAAGTGAACTACATCATTCGCTGCATCAAGAGACCTGACGGCTGGAGGTTTCAGCATCCAGATGTTGGCTACGTTTATTTCAATGGGTCGCAGTACAAATCGTTCAGTGATGAGCAGGGCAGGGTTCCAATAGGCAAGCTTAATGGATCTGGCGGAAT